TGACAATTTTCGCTCTTGCACTCGGTGTAAGACCAAACTCAACAGCCAAAGCCTTCATTTGTTCATGTAACTGTTTCTTCTTTGTAAGTAGTGGATGGGGAACTTTATTCGTTTCAGCTGCCTTATTTGTATATTCAACAAGAAGTCCTTCTTCTCGGATAATTTTGGTGCATTCAACATAGTCAGAGTAAGCATCGCAATACGTTGCTAATGCATTCACATCTATGTTTGTAATAACATCTAGCTCTAGTAATTCACCAGCAATCCGTCTAAATTCTTTCTTAGCAATTGAATCTAACCACGTTGGTGGTTTTACCTTGTCCTTTTTTGCTTGTAACTGTTTTTCGGCTTTTAATCGCTGCTCAATTTCATCTTTTGTCAATCGATTTGTATTACCTTCTAATAAATGCAAATGAATCGGTTTCGCTTTCCTTCCTATGTGAACCACCTCCCTCGGCTGAACCCCCTTTTATGGAATAAAACGAACTTTTTGCACGGAAAGCTAGGCGGCGGTCTCCAGGAAGTCGCCTTTTGCTTTTTCATAGTGGGGGGATGCTTATGACTTTTTCTTTCGAATTATTTTTTGTTTTTCTTCTCATCTTCTTTTGTTTTCTTGTTATGGCAAGCATGGCAAAGCGTTTGTAAATTAGATGGTTCTAATCGTTTCGACCAATCAACACGGATAGGAATGATATGATCGACTACATCACCTATCTTAATGATGTCCTTACTTCTACATTGAACACATAAGCCATGATCTCTACGATAAATAAGCTCACGCATTTCCTTCCACAATCTTGAGTTGTAGAATGAACGTGAGCTTTTGTTTCGAATATGTTTGTCATAATATTTTACTGTTTCTTTTTCCTTTTGGATATGTTTAGCACAATACTTATCCCGTGTTAGTTCGTTGCAACCTAACGACTTACACGGCTTAAATGGTTTACTTGGCACCTTCCATCCTCTTCCTTAACCGTTTCATTTCATCCTCGATTGCCAGATTATTTTTATTAATCCGGTCGTGATACTTTGTAATGTCAGCTTGATGCTTACGAATCTTATCGTTCACATATGCAGCAACATGCTCATGACCACAATGTGGACAGATGTAGAAACACTTCTCAATTCTTTTTGGAAGCTGTGCTACTTGTGGTTGCATATCGTAATCTTTATTGCAGCTAGAACAGTAGACTTGCATCTATCCTCACTCCTTTAGAAAGAATATTTCGATTATATATTTACCAAATAAATACAAGTTGTTATAATAAAGTTAACATTGCCATCAGGAAAAGTGATTCGCACCCCAAGCGAGTTGCTTTTCCTTTTTTTATGGCTATTGCTTTAAGAATTCATCCACCGCTTTTTCAAGCAAACTAATCATCGCTTCTCTCTTTTGCTTTGGTGTTGTATTATCTTGCATTTCATTAAAGATAGGAAGTACTCTTTCTAATTTCTGTTTATCGATGCGTTCATTTACAAGGTCTTGTCCTAGCATTGAAATGAATGTACCAATTACAACCGCTTGTTCTTGTTTAGTTAGTTTCATTTGTTATCACCTCAGGTTAAAACCTTTCTTTAATTTCAGTAAACTCACTAACTTTTTTTGCTATTGCTTTACCATTTAAAATAACTGGAACTTCTATAAATAAAGAATCTTTTTTATTTGTAAGCCTACCCATAACCTTTTCTAGCTTCTCTAACGCTTCCGCACATTCATTTGCAGCTTCAGTCACTTCTTTAATTCCTTCCATTGCTTCGGTTGTATCAGCGCTGACCTCAATAATTAATTTGTTATTAGCCATTTTGTGAATCCTCCCCAGATTGTTTGGTTTATCGTTGAACATGAGTTATATCAGCTTTCGTTGCTAACGTTTCTTCTAGCATATTGACTTTTCTATTCAATGCTTCTATATTCGTTGAAACATTAAGTAATGCTTGTTTCATACCATCATTATCTCTTTGTAAATCGTTAACACTTCTTTCTAAATTAGCAATTATTTTTGTTATAGATTCCATCCTTCATCCTCCTCCAAAATAAAAAGCACCCGAATGGATGCTTTTTATTTACTCTAAATTAATCGCTCTTAAAGCAGCTAATTTTTTCTGATTTTCCATTATATACTTATGAGATTGATGTAACGCAGTTAAAATTTCTGTTCTCTTTGTAACATCAGGAACTTCAATTAAATCAAACGCTGTTCTTGACTCTGTTTTAGGCTTGTCTTCTTGTGAGTCGTAATATGTAATACTCTCAATTTCCAAACCACCGGGACTTAAAGCCAATTTAAATAACGGAGAGTTATTTAAATCCCCACCTCCACGAGCACGGAGTACAATTTCATGCAAATGACTCTCGTCACTATTCCACATGTCTTTCCAAGATTCTTCAAATTTTGTACCATCATAAATATTAGTTACAGCCCAACCATGCTTCTCGTTATATCTTAACTTCGCACCTAATACCCTTGTCTTTTCAACAAAATTTTTGATGAAATACTCATTACCCAGGAAGAGATTAGTCATAATATAGTTGAACTCAGCTTCAAATACCTCTTGCCAAATGGCATCTAAAACACCTGTGATTCTAGTTCTTGCTGTAGTTCTACTTAAATTTTTTGGTGAGTAATCTCTTTGCTGAATTAATAACTTTCGATGGTTAAAATCGATTGCAAATATTGTACGTTCCCATGGCTCAATGTTTTCAATTGATGTTTCTTCTCGATCTGCATCTATTGATGTTTGATCTGGAATATATTGTTCATGAAGTGCACCTACAAACACCCCATTTTCATAATTAAAATCTTTATTTACACAATAGCGTAATTTGTGCTCGCCTGGAAAGAACCCCATGCTAACCACCTTTTGAACTACCTGCTTCCAAAGCATTTCATCATTTGGAAGTTGAATAATTTGATAAACTTTTAAATTCAAACAAACCACCCCTTCGTTAAAATTGGAATACATTTCAATTTTAACAGAAGATGGAATGTTATTAAATATAATATTAAGAATTTAAAAAATAATCACTGTATTTTCCGAAGGAATCCAAAACTCTGAACCATCTCCCATTACGACTCTATAATCAACCTCTCCTCTATCCATCTTTATATCAACAACTTTTGCCAACTCTCCATTATACACTCCTTCATCAGAAGTTATAATTTCCACTTCATTTGGTTTTATTAAATTCTTCATATTTACCCTCCATATTGATATTAATAGTCCATTTTATTCAAAATGAAAAAAGATATACACTATAATGTATATCTTTTTTATTAGTTATAATATAAAGTACATGAAGTTTTACCCTTCTTCCGATCACCTAATGCTGTTACATTCATTTGCGCCAACATGATTAAGTAACTGGAAGAAGAGCAAAAGCTCTCCTTCATAACGGATATCATTCAATCATTACCATCTGCTGGTTTCGGATTTTATGTGCCGTCATTACGAACCGTTTAGAAATTTAAAAACAACATAGTGAATTGTGTTTTCCGCCACTTCTCACAATACAAATATAACACGATAATTCCAAAACAACCGGCACATTTCCTGCCAAAAAGCGGTCAAAACTCTGCCACTTTTTTTATCTGCCTCATTTCAAACGTTTCCACTTCACTTGTTAGTTCCACCTGAACTCCGAGAAACGACTGATCCAAATTCTTAATTTTCTTTTCAATTAGCCAATCAGGATAAGCTAATTGCTCTAATACTGCTCTATAGTAATCTTGGTTTAACCTTAATGTGTTCGGCTTTTCTCCTTGCTGCATTTGATATTGAACCAATGCTTGTAATAACTCTTCACACATCATCTGTTCCACCTCTCATTCATTCTATATAACTTGTATACGTCATGTGCATATTTTATACCTTCCAATTACCCATATGTTTAATTGTGTGTAACTGACCCCTTCGCCAAAACCCTTGGTATCATTGATTTCATTTCACTTTCTCTTTTGAGTTACACATTACGAAATTTATGAGTAACTGTATAGATGTAAAAAGAAAAAAGCAATGATTAGATTTTAAACCTAGTCATTGCTTTATCCATTGCATCTTGGTTTACACCTATATAACGTAACGTGACCTTCTCTGACGAATGATTGAATATCTCCATAAGTAATGCTATGTTTTTCGTTTGCATGTACATGTGATACCCGTACGTCTTTCTTAGCGTATGTGTTCCTATTTCAT